AAGGAAGAAAAGCAGCAGGGCGTCAAAGGTAATATTCTTGGCAACGGTAAGGTATTCTGGGTTGAGAATGGGCAAGCACCACAAGCACAAAATCAAGGTGGATTCGTTCAGCAACAAGCGCCGCCACAACAACAGGCACCGCAACAATTAGCTCCTCAAGGTCAGTTTGCAGCACAGCAACAAGCACAAGCTGTAAAGGTTAACCCGCAAGAACCGTCAATTGATTTTAACGACGACATACCTTTTTAAGTAAGGAATAACACGATGACCATATCAACGAAATCACCAAAGAAATGCAGAGGGTTTAACGGGCGTGGTCATCCTATCTTTACAGGATTTGAGTACACCAGGTTAAGGCGCGGTAAATACCTATGCAGGGAATGCCGTGATATTATAAATGCAGAGTCTGAAGATAATAAATTCTGGCGACTGCTAATCAATCGAGTAAGAGGGTAAAGGTTATGGATTTTTACACCAAGTTATTTTTAATTAATATTATCGCTGTGTTTATTTCGCTTCAGTTTGATAAGCATGTATTGAATGACGCTATTGAGAATGCGCCTTTTATTGGCAGTATCATGGGTTTTTGGGCGATCATTAGTTTTTGCAGCATTCCAACATGGTTAATTTATGCGATAGCTGATGCGTAAGCCAAAGAACAAACAAGGCATGATTAAAATAGTAACCATGCCTAACCTAGAACACCTAATCATAAGGAAGAGTAAGATGGAATGGGTAAAGTGCAGCGATAGAATGCCAAGCAAGGACGGGAAGTATTTAATACATAGTCACACTGGAAATATAGTTACTCGGCAGTACTATACGAACCATGACGATGCTTTCTTCGGGCGAGTAGTTGCAACTCACTGGATGCCACTACCTCCACCACCTAAATTAAAGTAGAGGATACATAATGGGTGATATAACCAAATATTTTAGCCGTAAAGAATTCGCGTGTAAGTGTGGTTGCGGCTTTGCTACTGTTGATATTGAATTAATCGAGGTGCTGCAAACACTTCGTTATAAGTTTAATAAGCCGGTAACTATAACTTCAGGCTGTCGGTGTAGAGAATATAACGAGGTAGTTCAAAGGCGAGCTAATAAAAACTACGTGCCTTACTCATCAAAAAGTAAGCACATGCAAGGTATAGCTGCTGATATAGTTGTTGAAATGGTTAGTGCTTCTGACGTGTGTCGCTACCTTGATAGCGTTTATAGTGATAGATTCGGACTTGGTAAGTATGACGAGTTTACGCATATTGACGTAAGAAGCAAAAAAGCACGCTGGAGAGGATAATTATGAAATTCCTAATGGTTGAGCCTGCAAATTACAAGGCCAATAATTACTTTATCGAATTTGAAGATAGAGACGGTAAAGATTGGTACGTGACAACAACGGAGCTATGGTACAAGTCAGAGCGCTATGATAAATACATCGTATGCCAACAATACTTTATCTCAGATGGGGCCACAGGTGCTTATGATATAAAATCATTTGGTTGGTTATTTCACGATAAACTTTGTAACACAGGTAAATTCAATGACGGCACTAAGTGTACCAACTGGCAAGCGTCAAAAGTTTTAGCTGATATACTTAACGATGAAGGTCGATGGTTCAGGAAGCGCACATGGTTTTGGACTACCTGGTTATTCGGTGGTGGTGAGGCTAGGAAAAATAGCATGTATTAGTGTATAATTAAGCTTGACTATTTAACCGGAGTTACACATGGCTGCAACAGGTAATAAAACCAAACCTAAAAAGAGATTACTTTCAATTACTGACGAAGAATCAACAGAAATTGAAGCGGCAAAGGTAAGGGCTAGAGCTAGAGCGCGAGCAAGAGCTAGAGCAATACGAGACAAGAAGTAAAATTATGATAATAGTTTATATGATGGTTGTATGGTTCACGGTTTTACTGTTTAGTAATAAAAATTACTTTCTGTGCTCCATCATTATTCTATTGTCATGCTCTTCAAATATATTAATAGTCGATATTCTTGGCTTAACTGAGCCTATGAGTTACCTTGACGAAAAAGGCTTTTTCATAAAGCTTGACGGGTTAACCTCTGTAATACTAACGACTTTATACTTCAAAGATAAGCTAGCCTTTAAAATGTCTTTACTCTTATGGTTTTCCGTTATTTGTCATACTATGATAATATGGGACCTTACGGTGCACTCATCATTTGTAAGTCATTTCTTTTACAGTTGGTATGATGAACTAATACTAACGATCGGATTACTACAGATGGTGATATCAAGTGATGGAATTACTAGCGCACTTCGAAACATACGGGAGCATTTACTCCGGATTAGTTTTTATTCTTGGTGTTATAGTAAGAGCTTTTCTGTACATAAGATTTGTGGAGAAAGAGCGTGAAGCAAGAAGTAACAAGGGTTTTGGCGGATGGAGCCGCAGCATCCGCCGTAAGCTTGGGCGCCGCAACTAAACTTGGCTGGTTTGATTTTATTAATGCCAACGCGCCGGCTTTAGGTTTTATTGCTAGTTGTATATTCGGCACTATAGCTACAGTGTTTTACCTTATGACTTACTCCAAGGCTACACAGGCAGACCAGAACAAAAAAGATTTAAAAGCCCACATAATAGAGACTGAGAAATCATTTAGTAAAGTGGATGATGGAATAAGCGAAATACTCAGCAAGCTAAACAAGGTTAAATAATGATTAGATCAATGATACGACCAATGATTAGGCCAATGATTACATCTATGGTTAATCCATTGGTAGCCGCGATTAAAAGAACATTCATTCAGCTAGATGATGCAATACCAAGCTATTACTCATATGTTACTACACTAGATTTAGAGTCAGATGATACTTTTGAATTTGATTTTTTAGCGCCTAACGGGGTTACAACTGGAAGTGAGTACCTAACAGATGGTGATGGCGTTGTTGATGCGCAAAGAGCGTGGGTATTGCTTGCCAGTAATGGCACTTACAATATGGCGACAGGATTTACCCTTGAAGTTGATAATCTATTAGTGACAGGTGCGGACAATTACCCTATAGATGGAAAGCTTCACAAGGCAAAAATAACAGCTACAACCACGAAGAATATAAAATATTTAGGCACTCGGTTTACAATGGCTAGCTTCTATAACGGAATACTAGCTAACCCTGTTGCAACTATATCCTCGGTAACTACTACCAACACACTAGGGTTGTCAACAGGTAATTCAGAGCCAAGCGAAGAAGCCAATAACACGATAACATATGTTGATATCCCCGATAGCGATAGGGAGTCATTCCAGTTAAGTGGCGATAAAACCCAGTGGGACAATATATCACCATTACCTCAAGAATTGCCGGCAGTAATTGAGATAGCATCAATTGAGGCTATAGCTGGAATAACTGAGGTATGGATTTACGGCGCATCAATATCTGACGCACTGATAACCAATTACGAAACGGTATTTTCTCAACAGTTAACCGCACTAGGGTATAGCGGTATAACTTTTGTAGATAAAAGTATAGGCGGTCGAGGTGTAACTCCAACACTTAGCGCATGGAATGCAGAAAAGGCAGCGGTTACGGGTAGAGGTGATATTTTAGTTGTGTTCCATTGTATCGGTAATGATGTAAGTGATAACCGCCCATGGTCAACTCTAAGCCAGCCAAATAGAGATACGTTGATAAATGATTACGCATCACTTGTCACATCAATAGCTGATAACGGTAATGTTCCCATGCCGGTAGGGACATCATTTAGAGATTACGATGCAACCACTATAAACAACGAACAAGCAGGTTCTTTACCATTTAATGAAGCCATAGTTAATCCTGCACTGCCATTAACGTCATTAGATATGAGTGACGGAAACGGCAAGCCATATTTAACAATGTACAACTTTGTTAGAAATAGTTCAGAGTTAATATTATCATCGCCTGACCCGGTACATCTAAATAAAATGGGCGATCAATTAAACCGTAATTTATGGGCTGACTCTATTTATGCTAGGCTATCAGGTAATGCACCTATAGCAATAAGCAGAATAGAAAACCCAGTAGGTATTCAGGCTATTCCTAGGGATGATATAACACTATTCACTAATAACTTCGATTCTAACCGAGGAAGTCGTGCGCTATTTGGCGGTAATGATATTTACAATTGTGTTGATTTTAGCCTGTCACCTACTAGCGGATATTTACCTTCAAGTGTAACTCTAACTCAACCGCTAACTCTTAGCGGTGTAAACACTAACGGGTTTGATACTGGCGATGTTAGTCAAAGCCTACTTAATGACAAAGTAAAAGATGGTTACGTTTATACACAGTCTGCTACATGGGTGATATTACAGACAAGAAAAGGATACAATGTAGGTCAGAGTGTAACGCTTGAGATTGCAGTATTCAGAAATAGCGGTGTGTCAAGGGTTGGTGATTACAGTATTGATGGAGGTAGTACCTTTATATCATTGAACGCATCACCACCAAGTGTCGATCATTACCATACATTTAATGCTGTTGCTGATGGTAACGGTGAAATAGAATTGATGGGCAGGGTTAGCGCTGGTTCTAGCTTCTGTTACCTTAGCGGAACAAATGCAATACCACAATAACCCTTAATCAGTGGTAGAATGCAATAACTAATTTAATTTAATAGAGGTGATTTATGAAATTTACAGCAGACGAAGAACAAACAGTTCCAAGAGGTACTTGGAGTTATTTAGCTGATGCAGGTACAGGCAGTATCACATTAAGCTATGCTCCAGCCGGTGAAATGACACTAGTAAACACTGCCAGTATCACAGATGGCGTTCTTGCTGGTAGTACTACGGACTTAATTCAGCTATCAACATGCCGATTTAAAGCAGCTTTAACCGGTGATGCAACCTTTAGTATGACGAGAGCGTAACCATGCCAGCTAACTCAAGAGGTCAACGAACCAAGACTAGCCATGATAAGGCTAAAAAGCAGATAGTGAGAAAGCCTAAAAAGCAGACTAAGAAAAAAGCTAAGTAAATCAAAGCTAAAGTGTACTTCTCCCACTACGAATATAAGCCCATTACGGGCTTTTTTTATTTATGATATAATTTAACTAAATACAGCGTTAAGGAATAGTAATGGCTGCGCCTAAAGGTAATCAGTTTTGGAAAGCTAGAAGTAAACACGGCAGAGATAAGATATTCGCCACCCCTGAAATTATGTTGGAGGCTGCGTTTGATTACTTTCAGTGGTCAGAAGATAATCCTCTAAAAAAGGCTATAGTCTACCAAGGAGCAGTAAGTCCAGATAGCGAGGAATTGATGCGAGCAATGACCGTTAAGGGTCTTTGTATCTATTGGGGTGTTAACACTAAGTATCTCAATGATTTCATTAGTGATTTGAATTTAGATAAAAAAGAAGATAATGACTTTTCCGAAGTCATAAGCACAATCAAAGAAATTATAGAGACTCAGAAGTTTGAAGGGGCTAGTGCTGGCTTGTTAAATCCTAACATTATAGCTAGGGATTTAGGGTTGACGGATAAGAAAGAGTTATCAGGCAGTGTTGAGAATCCACTTACTATGGTTATCAGAGAGATATCAGGGAGCACACTTGGACCGTCAACTAGCAACTAAAATACCCAAGAACGAAGAAGAGTTCAAAGAGTGCCTTGCTGATCCATGGTGGAGGATAACCAGTGGCCAGTTGTATAAGATAATGATCAAGGGCGACAATAACGAAGACTCTTTAGTATTACCGTTCATACCAAATGAGGCACAGTTAAATCTATTTAACAATCTCCACACTAGAAACAATATCTTAAAAGCTAGGCAGTTAGGGTTTACCACTGCTATCGGTATATTCTTTTTGGATTGCGTGTTGTTCAGAGAGAATGTGAGAGCGGCTGTTATTGCTCAAAGTGAGGATGTAGCTAAAACCATATTCAGAGATAAAGTGGGGTTTGCTTATGACAACCTACCACCTTCATTAAAAGAAGCTATGCCACTAGCTAGAGATAGCGCCAGTGAATTGCTTTTTGCACACAATAATAGCTCGATACGTGTGGCTACATCGGCACGATCTGGTACGTTGCAATACCTACATATATCAGAGTTCGGTAAAATATGCGCCAAGTTCCCCGAAAGAGCTGAGGAAGTTATAACCGGCTCAATTCCTGCCGTACCTACTAACGGCATGGTATTTATCGAATCAACAGCAGAAGGCCAAGACGGGCATTTCTATAAGATAACAAAGAGAGCAGAAGACTTAATGCTGGCAGGTAAGAAACTTAACCCTAAAGATTATAAGCTTCACTTTTACCCGTGGCATGGCAACAAAGAATACTCGACAAATCCTGATGATGTCCTGCTTACTGAAAAGGACCATAGTTATTTTGATAAAATAGAGCAAGATGCTAAATGCTTAATATCACTCGAGCAAAGAGCCTGGTGGGTTATGACTCGCGACTCTGAATTCTCTGGTGAAGAAGAAAAGATGTGGCAGGAATACCCAAGCACAACAAAAGAGGCGTTCCAAAAATCCAAAGAGGGTTGTTACTATACGGTGCAAATGACAAAAGCTCGCAAAGACGGTAGAATAACAACGGTCCCTTATAGGGATGGAATACCAGTAAATACATTTTGGGATATTGGTAGTGGTGATGGCACTGGTATCTGGCTTCATCAAAGAGTAGGGCAAGCCGATCACTTTATAGGTTACATTGAAGGATGGGGAGAGCCTTATTCTTATTACACTAAAGAGCTAGCTAAACTTGATTACTCTTGGGGTGTTCATTACCTACCTCATGATGCTAAGCACGTAAGACAGGGTGCAATGGCCAATATAGCCCCTAAAGATAAATTATCTAAGTTGGGCTTGAAGAATATCGAGATAGTAAAAAGAGTTGATGATATAAGCCATGGCATACAGGCAACAAGAGATTCATTCTCCACTTGCTGGATAGATGAAGAAAACTGTAAGGAAGGGATTATCCATTTAGATTCATACAGAAAGAGATGGAATAACACCACAGCTAGATTTATGGATCAACCAGTTCACGATGTGCATTCCGAATGCGCCGATGCTTTTAGACAGTTTGGCCAATGCCAATCTGCAAACAAGTTAACCCCAGTCAAGAGAACAAAATTAGTCTTTGACTCTATTTGTTAAATAGGAATGTAAAAATGGCAACAGATATAGATTTCAGCAAGCACAGCAACGTGCTAATCATGGTTAAAGAAGCTCAAGACGCAAGTAATGACTCAAGGCAAGCCGCAAGGGATGCAAAGTTATTTCTTAATAAGCGTGATGGACAATGGGACCCTTACGCCATTACCAAAATGAATGGCCGCTTTCGTGGTACGTTTGATATGTGTACACCTATTGTGGATCAGATAAGTGGAGAGATTGAACAATCAGATTTTAGCTTGAATGTTTCCCCTAGTGGTGGCGACTCATCAATGGACGTTGCCAAAACTTATGACGGACTGATTCGTAACATAAGAAACGTGTCAAACGCTGATGCAGTTTTTAATGATGCTTCACGTTCTAATGTTATCGGTGGCTTTGATGCCGTTGAAGTCGTGCAAGAGTTTGTTGATGGTGATTCATTCGACCAAGATTTAATCATCAAGAAAGTGCCCAATGCTTTAGATTCCGTATGGTTTGACTTGGGCTCAGTTAAGCAAGATGGTAGTGATGCTAAATGGTGTGTTAAGTTAATCGCTATGCCAGCAGCAGAATATAAAGAAAGATTTTCTGACGGCTCAAATCAAAGTGTGGGTGATGACAGGCAGTCAACTGCTTACTTTAACAAGGCTGATTTTGTAACTGTTGGTCAACTGTATTACAAAAAGAAAGTTGATATTGAATTGGTACGAATGACTAACGGCGCTGTATATCGTGCTGATGATAAGTTTGAATCGGTTCAAGAAGAGTTAGCGCAGCAAGGCATTACCATTGAAAAAGATAACGAAGGCAATGAGAAGCGCAGAAAGAGAAAGTCTTGGCGTGTTCACTCTCGCCTTTTTGATGGTGGTAAATGGTTAAAGGATGAAGAGAAAACAGTATTCAATGACTTACCTATCATTCCTATTTATGGCAACTTTGATATCTTTGAAAACAAGGTTATCTACTTCGGTAAGATTGAAAAGCTTTATGACCAACAACGCATTTTAAACTATGCTATGTCGCGTGATATTGAAGACGGTGCATTGTCACCTCGTCGCAAGTATTGGGCAACTGGTGAGCAGATAGAAGGGTATGAGGCTACCATTCAAACAATGAATACTAATAACGACCCACTACAACAGTACAATCATGTAGATGGTACGCCGCCGCCATTTATGCAGGGCGGTATCGAGGCTAGTCAAGGTTTACAAACTACCATTGCCAACACTCAGCAAATGATATCAGCAAGCGCTAATAGCTTTAACGCCTTACAAGGTAATGCTAATCCAATGCAAAGTGGTATAGCCGGCAGTCAACAAATAGAACAAGGTAACATAGGCTCAATTAAATGGTTTAAGTCATTAGAGGTTATGGTGTGCCAAGTTGGTAAAGTATTAATCAATGCTATACCTAGAGTTTATGATTCTACTCGTCAGGTTCGTATACTTGAAGAGGACGGTACAAGCTCAATGGTTACATTGCACCAAACTGTATTTGATGAGCAGTCGCAACAAAACGTAGAGCTTAATGATTTATCCAAAGGTGATTACGATGTACTTTGTGACTTTGGCCCAGCATTTAATAGTCAGCAAAAAGAAACAACTCAAGCATTCCTTGATATGGCAGCTATCGACCCGAGCTTTTTACAGCAAGGTAAAGATATCATGCTTAAAAACTTGGCTGTTCCTGGTATGGATCAAATGGCAGAACGCGCAAGAGTTGAGTTACTTAATGCCGGTTTAATCCCTGAAACACAATGGACTGATGAAGAACGCCAACAGATACAAGCTCAACAAGAGGCAGCGCAGAATCAGCCACCTCAAGAAGATCCATTAATGATAGCAGCAAGGGCGGAAGAGTTAAAAGGCCAAGCTGATATGCAAAGCGCTCAGAATAAACAAGCCGAGGTACAAGGTAATCAGCAACTTAAAATGATGGAGTTGCAACTAAGGGATAAGGAATTAAACCTAAGGCAGCAAGAGTTTGATAGAGCCGGTAATGCTAAGTTTAACGTTGAAGCCGCTAAGATTGACCAAGGACAGCAGAAGATTGACCAAGCTAGTCAGCAAATGCAAATCGATGCTACGTTTAAAGCTCAGGCAGCACAACAGCAGCAGATTAATGATGCTATTGCTAACCTTAAAACGATTCAAGATGCGAGTGGTGACGCTACGATTATAGGCCCAGGCTTAATTGATAATATGAGGACTCAAAGTGATATCGTTAGCGAGAAGCAAAACGATAGTTAGATAACAATAAAGCACCTTACCGTAAACTTTCCCGCTACCGTTAAAAGTAGCGGGTTTTTTCGTTTAGTAATATCTACTTGGCGCACCAGCCTGACCACAACCCGCAGCCTGACCACCATGCATACCCATATTTGCAGCGCCCATACCACCTAGGCCAGCAAGTCGACCGCCATGCTCAGTACGCATAGGAGCAAGACCAAGTTGCCTAGCCTGTTCAATCATCATTAAATCCAACTGTTCACGACCTTGCTGTAAGCTTATATCTCGCAACGTCTCAACCAAAGGCTTATCACTCTCAACCTTAACCCTAATGCGCGGCTTCTTAGCGTAAACACTAATAAACCCCTGCTTCTTAGCTCCGAAGAACTTTAGTTGATCAACTAACTCTCCTTTCTTATACCATTCAAACATCAGTTAACTCCTTTGATTATTTTCTTACTCCAACTTGCATTCTTACCACATGAATTACCTGCAAACTTAGGCGCTGATACTTGTCTAACTGCATCACTACCACACTCGCATTCAATAGTTTGAGTATCGCTATCAATACGCCTTTCATATTCTAGCTCACATGAACTGCATTTAAAGTTAAGTGTTATTTTCATCAGTTAACTCCTTAATCCTCTTAAATAAATCAACACCTAAATTGTACTCGTTAACATAGTCATGATCACCTTTAACAATCTCACGCAACAAAGATAAGGCTGTATCTTCACGCTTAGTTAGTTTGTAATCAACCTCCATAGATGCTTTAAGGTAATAGCATTCGTCTTCACCTCGCTTGTATGCACCTTGGTTATCTACTGCTAAGTTGTGGTGAACGGCTAGCCCTGAGCGCCTTGGTATTGGTGTTTCTTTTGTATCAACTATCTCCTTAACCTCAAACCCTTGCGCCTCTATAAAAGCTCTTAATAGTTTATCGTTCATTAGTTACGGTACTCACTTTTAAGTTGGGTAGTGACCAGACTAATTTTGACATATCGAAAAGCTGATAATTGCTCCTAAATGTGACCTTGCTATAATCAGCATTCGGGTAGCATTTAATAAACGCATTATGGCAATCAGTATGAACATCGCCATTGCCCCACCATCTGATTCTAGGTTTATCTGTGTTATTCATCACTACCCTCCTTTGATTTAAGGTTGTTCACGACAGTAGCTCTCATCCTGACTACGCATACAAAATTTCTAGGTTTGTTTTCTTTGATTAACTGATTGTCGCATTGTTGCTGCAAGAAATCTTGACGGGTAAGAAATACAATAAACCCGAGAACTATACCTATCATTATCCCTATAAATACATCACTAGCAGAATCAATCATCACTCCCAAATATATCCTTAAACGATTCTTGTAACTCTTCTGGTAATTCGTTATTCATGAATTCTCTTTCCTGTAAATAAAAACATTATAGAAAACATCAGCAGCAACACAGGCCATAGTAAAAACACCGCAACAAAGTGCATGGGTGTTTCGTCTTCTATTTTTTTAGTTGATGCAAATGTACCTAGCCCCATAAAGGCATAAATAACAATTGAAAACCACAGTTGAAAATCATTCATCACTCAAATACCCCGTTAATCATCATCCAAGTTCCTAGCAACATAACTACATAAACCCCTAGTAAAAAGTACGTGTTACATATAGTTATTATAAAAGCACACCAAATTTTACTCCTAAGTTTCATCAGTCATATACTCCATCATTTTACTTTCATCAGCACCAGCTTTAACAGCAGCATTAGCCAGTGCAATTAATAAAGCTTCAGCATCTTCAACGGTTACATATTCTTTATCGTGTAAGTATGCTTTCTGATTGATTGTTCTTCGTGTGTATTTGTTCATTATAAATCCTTAATTAGCTCTGTGATGTTAATGCTTTCAATATCAAGGCCGCAAAGAAATAGAACAGCAACCCCGTCAACTAGTATTGATATATCAGGCCTTTCACTGACCTCAATTATCGTACTTATTACGTCATTACTGTCTTTCAGTTTATATTCTAATTTCATCATCACACCCTTTAATCTCAGCTAGTAATCTAGCCTCAAGCTCTATAATGCGATCATTGAGCATCTTACTAGTAAACTCGACCCATTGCCCTTGTGGTGTATTCCTATAGTGCAGTTGCCCATCTATTAACATTTCAACGTAATACATCGTCACACTCCTTATCACGCATTGATTTAATGTTTAATCGCCATTGTTTAACCCTGCATGATGAACAACATACTTTTGCATCTTCACGCACAGGTTGATCTTTCTTCTTGCATACAGGGCAGTCTATTAATTTAGTCATGTGACTCCTTAGCAAGATCTTCTCTGATTTTTTTATCTGCATCTCTAATTAAGCATCCAGTAATTGCTGACACAATAAACCAACAAGCCGCAGACCATTGAAAACCAAGAATAGCCAGTGTTGCAGAAAAAGAAACATCGTAAACCTGACTGTACTTTTCTTTCCATGCAGGGTTTGGCTTTCTATTCTTTAGTATTATCGCTTTTAACTCTTCACTAGATAGGCTAATCAATACAATAAAGCTCATAAATACAAACAACCAAAACACTGGCCAAAACAAATTACTTGCATACTCGTTACCCTCAATAAGTGCAAAGTACATCAACGCAGCAATAAATCCATCTACAAATATAACATTTTTCATTTCTTATCCTCTTATTAAGTTGACTCAAGTGTAACGCATATCCGTTTCAAGTCAACACTATTATCAAGTTAATTCACCCTTAGCCAATCACACTAAATAGTAGCCATTTGCACTAATAAGCTAATGTGTTAAAATAAGCCAAGAAGTAGTTATTTTGACTATTTCTTAGTGCCAACAGTTAGCCATTAATAACTGCTCAGTCGAAAGACTAATGCCTTTAAGGTCGAATAACATGAGTGATACATCTCCGCAAAGCAATGAGCCGATTAACGAAGTAGTTAACGAGGAAGTTGCAACAAATGATTCTGCACTAGAGTCGGATACTAGTAGCCAAGTTCAGGCTGAATCTACCGAACAAGTTGATGAAGTAGCAGTTGCACAGGAAAAAGCAAACGCAGCATTTAATAAGCAGTACGGCGAGAAGAAACAGTTAGAGCGTGATTTAGCAGTACAACGCGAGATTAACTCTAAACATGAACAAGCCGAACGTGAACGTCAAGCGGCAACAGTGGGTAACATTCCACCAATGCCAGATAGTTTTGATGATGATTTTGATGCGAAGTTAAAGCAACGTGATGATGCAATAGTTGCACAAGCTAACTTTAACGCGACAAACAACGCTTATTTGCAGCAACAGCAATTTACTCAACAACAAGCAGCGCAAGAAACACAGCGGAAACAAGCAGAACTTGCTAATAGCTTTACGGCTAACGCTAAGAAAATGGGAGCCACAGACGAAGAGTTTAATTCAGTAGTGAATACTCTTAATAATGGTGGGATGACTGGTGATATCGGGAATGCAATTATGTCAGACCCAGACGGTTATTTTATTGCTAAACATTTAGCAGCTAACCCACAAGAGGCTCATGAACTAAACACCATGAACCCCATCTTGGCTGGAGCAAAGTTTGCAGAGTTAAAGCTGAAAGCTAGCGCATTAAAACCGAAAACAAGCAACGCACCAGCACCAGCAACTAATTTGCAAGGTAATGGCGCAGCACCTAACGATGGATATAACAACATCAAAGGCGCTACATTTACATAATTAAAGGAGCCACTCATGGCTAATAATTTCGATAGTAATTTCTCACGTAAACTAATGCGTTCTTTCTTAGATAAGTTTGAATCAGAGCGCGTCTTAACTAAAAACGTTGATACTCAACTTTTCGCTGGTAAATTTAACGGCTCAACGGGTGATACCATTGACGTTAAACGCCCGACTGATTTTAAAACGGTTCGTACTTCAACAGGTGATGTGTCAGGTGCAACTAAATCTTCAATAGTTACCGGTAAAGCATCGGCAGTTGTTCAGGATTACTTCACCTCTTTCGTTGATTATGATGAAGCTGATGAAGCTATCAAAATGGATCAGTTAGACGAATTACTTGCGCCAATGGCGACTCGTATCGTTACTGACTTTGAAACCGATTACGCTGCATTCATGATGAAGAATACTGCGTTACTTGCTGGTACTGTTGGTACTGCGGTTTCAACTTGGGATCATGTTGCTGAAGCTGGCGCAATGATGCAAGCATCTGGCATCCCTAAAGATGGCATGTGGAATTATGCGGTTAATCCGTTTGTTCAGCGTTCATTATCAAGTGATCAACGTAGTTTAGGTGGTGAAACTGGCGGTATGACAGCTAACCAAATGGCAACAATCACTGATAACTTTGCAGGCATGAAAGTAATGACTGCAACTACCTTAGCTAATTACCGTACGGGTGATCAAGGTGCTGATCGTGCTGGTACTGTTGTCGGTACTCCTGTTGCAACTTACTTAGCTGCTCGAAATACAATGACACAGGTTATAGGTGTTACAGCGTTTGAGTTTGATTTAGAAATTGCCGCCGGTGAAACTGTTACTATTACTGGCCCAAGTCGTTTGAATCTTTCAACTCGATTACCAATGATTGATGAGACTGGCTCTCAAATCTCATGGACTGCCACAGTTACAGAGGCAGTTACACTTGATGGTGCTGGCGCTGGTAATATCACAGTTACTGGCCCTTGTATCAATGAGGCTGATGGTCAATATAATACTGCTGATGCAGCTATTGTGGCGGGTGCTGTTATTACTCTTGGTGGCGCACAAAATCAGATTATTCAACCTAATCTATTTTGGCACAAGCAAGCATTTACTGTTGCTTCTGTACCTATTAAGAAGTTGCACTCAACTGATACTGTTGCTACAACGGCAGACGGTTTACAGTTGCGAGTAAGCAAGGGATCTAACTTCCTTGAAAACCAAAACTTAGTTCGTATTGATTTCCGCCCTGCATACGGCGTAATGAATCCGTTCTTCGCTGGTCAAGGTTTTGGCGGTTAGTTAGTAATCTTATCGTAGCCACTTTAGCGAGTGGCTATCATCAAGTTTATTAACAGGGGCGCAAAATGAATACACTATTTAAACCTAATGGCAAAGAAGTACAAGTAAACGACAACTCCCTTGCTTATGCGTTATCCATTGGTTGGGCTGTTGAAGACCCGACTAAAGAAGTTGAAGTTATCGAAGAGGTTACTGAAGAAGTTGCCGAGGAAGTAATCGAAGTTGAGGTTGAGAAAAAAGAACCCACCAAAAAGAAAGCAAATAAAAAGGCTGACTAATGGAAACCGCCGAAAGCGTTATCAATGACGCGCTACAAGAAATCCTAGTCCAAGCTAGTGAGCAAGCATTACAGACGGTAGACTTTCAAACAGGTCGTCGCTATCTTAATCGAATGATGACCACCACGCCTTACAACCTATTGGGCTTTACGACTGTAACTAATCCTAGTGATGCTATTACAATTCCTGATGGCGCTATCGAAGGTGTTATATTCAACTTAGCTAAACGCCTATTAACTTCTTACGATATGTCATTGACCGCTGAGCTATTACAGAGCGCGCGTGATGGCCTAGCTGAAATTAGAAAGATTGCAATAGTAGTTAAACCTACCTCTTTCCCTTGTACGCTTCCTATTGGTAGTGGTAACGAGCAAGAAAACACATTCAATAACCAACACTTTTACCCTTGTCCTGATGATGAATTATTGGCAGAGCAAGGCGGCTCAATTCTTTTAGAGAGTGACACTTAATGACTAGTCAAAAAATAAGTAGCTTCAACGTAAGTACGTCACTAAATGATAGCGACCTATTTACCTTTGTTGTCAACGGTACTAATAAAAACGTAGCATTCTCAGACTTTAAAATAAGCCTTGGTGTTACCGGCACATTAACTGCAATCGGCGACCCTTTAGCCGTTCAAGTATTAAGTGAGCCTACTGCCCAAGATTATCAGATTAGAGCTATCGAGAGCGGTAACGGTATCATTGCAAGTGTTAGCCCTGAGAATGGTATAACTTTAGGTTGGAATGTATTACAAGACGCTACAGGCGTTCCTATAACTAGCGGATTATCTAATGATCAACCTGTTATGAGTTCATTCACTGCTGGTCTAGGTATTTCCATCATTAAGACTGGTGACAATATAAAGCTCACTAACACTGTTGATCCTGCTACTGGTTTATCTAATCGAGTGGTGGTCACTGAGGCTAGTGATTTAGCGGGCACTCTTGATAGTATGAAACAGTACTTTCTTGATGGCATCGTTGATATGGGTAGCCAATCAATAGAGATACCAGCAGGCGGGTTAACAATTACAGGTTATAGCTTTGATTTATCTAAATTAATATCTAGCGCAGCAGGTTACACAATGTTTGTGTCTCCTGTTGGCGGTAGTGGCAACGTATTAGGAATGGATTACGCTGTTGAAGTAACTGGAGCAGGCTCAAAAGTATACGAGCTAGTATCAAGTACTGGCTTTGATGCTTTCGAATTTTCTCGCGTTAACTGGAATGATTGCACATCGCTTGGTTCTATTGAGAATTACCGACAAGGCTTAGAGGTTGGTACTGGTCGCTTTGGTGGTATGCCTCAGTTAGAGTTGATTGGTACATGGGTTGGCGGTTACTTTATTGACACATCAATCGTCCGTAGCTTAGATGATGGCGCGTATTCTTTATTTAAAGCGGGCGCTGGATTTGATATGGCCTCACGCTTTAGGAGTAATCAGAATATTGATTTACCTGCAAGCGCATCATTCATCGACTTTTCAGCTAGTAACTTTTCTAACCCGTCAACACTTCAATTAGACGGTTGTATAATCACTAGAGATGGTGTGTTTGATGCGACAGATACTAATATAATTCCAAACGTAGCGGCCAGTGACCTGATTAGCGAATGGATGGGCAATAACGGAATAGACAACACTTTTGTCGGTGGTGAAGCTGCTGTATCAACAGAGATTACAACAACAATTGTAACTGATTCTGTTTTTGTTGATTTAGCCGGCACATATACAGTATCAGGATTGCAGCATTTTGACTCCCCTGCTAACGGCCAATTAAGGCACCTTGGTGATTCGCCTAGAGAGTACCAAATTGGAGCGCAGTTTGTTATTGATGGTACAGCTAACGATGTTATAACTATAAAATCAGTTGTATTTAGAAGTGCCAGCACATCTTTCGAGGACGGAAAAACACAAACCCGAGTCATTAATGCGCTACAAGGCGGGAGAAATGTTGCTTACTATGTTTACTTTGACAACATAACATTAAACAAAAATGATTATGTAAAATTCCAAGTAGCTAATGTTGGATCAACCGATAACGTTGTATCTGAGTTAGATAGCTCATTTACAGTACAGGCTCGCTAATGCCAGTCCTTACTATACCAATATCAAACGGCTTTTATGTATCTGACAGTTTACATATCAGTAATCAAGAGTGTGTGAACTGGTACGTTAACATTCCACAAGTAGAAGGTGCTTTATCTCCTGGCACTCTATTTGGTGGTGCAGGTCTTAGCGAGATATTAACCACTGGCCCAGTTAAGCAGGCTAACCGTGGCGCTCATGTTAAAGACGGTAAACCATACTTTTTAAACGGTGAAACATTAGTAAGGATAGATAACTCTTTCGATGGCGAGGGTGTTGAATCATTTACAGCCGTAGCGCTAGGTACAATACCCGGCGAAGATCGAGTATCAATGGCTGATAACGGCAAACAGTTGATGGTACTTGTACCAGGTGGTAAAGGTTACATTATTGACGAAACCGCAGGCACTCCATTCTTAGAAATAACTGACGCTGATTTTAATGCGAACGGCGCACCTCAGTTGGTAGTGTTTATTGATAGCTTCTTTGTTTGTAATACTGACTCAAAGAAGTTTATTAAATCTGCCGCTAACGATGGTAACGACTGGAACGCCTTAGATTTTGGTAGCGCAGAATCAGACCCAGATAAAATAAGCTCGTTGCACGTATTCAATAACAAGCTTTACATTGCAGGCTCGGAAACAATAGAAGAACATCAGAATTTAGGCTTAGGCGGCTTTCCATTCCAGCGTACAGGCTTCTTTTTAGATAAAGGTGTGTTTGCTCCTTTCTCGATGATTTCCTCTAACAATTCGTTTATGTGGATTGGTGGTGGTGAGAATGAAAGCCCTGCTATATGGTCATTAACTGGCAACTCTGCTAAGAAAGTTTCAACTACTGCTATCGATGCAGCACTGCAAGACTTTACACAAGCGGAAATAGAGTCAGCCTTTGCTTATTCTTACGCGCAAAACGGCGCTTACTTTGTTGGGTTTTCATTGCCGACTAGAACTTTTGAATACAATACTATTACCGGTAAGTGGAATGAAAGAAAGTCGCAAATCATAAATAGCAAAGGATTAACCGAGACTATCCGATGGCGCGTTAACTCTATTGTTACCTCTTATAACCGTGTTTTGTGTGGTGACTCGCAAGATGGTAGAATAGGCAGTGTGGAAGTTGATACTTATACTGAATACGAAAAGGAAATTATCAGAACTATTTCTATTCAGCCGCTATCAGATTTAGGTAACTCTATTTCAGTATCAATGTTAGAGGCAACCTTTGAAAGTGGAGTGGGTGATTTAAGCGTACCTAACCCGCAGATTAGATTAGAAACAGCTAAAGACGGGCGAAGCTTCAACCAAGAATTAAGTCGTGATTTAGGTGGTATAGGTGAGTTTAACAAGCGTCAAATATGGTACAGATTAGGGAGATTCCCTCGCATGGCAGTGTTTAAATTTATAATGAGTGACCCTGTTAAGCCTGTATTTATTAAGCTTGAAGCCAAGGTAAGGACTGGCACACGTGGCAGATAATAGACGGGTAGCGCAACCAAGTAGCACAAGACCGCTTGTTAATGAGGACTTATCCCCGTCAACACAGTTAAACACTTGGTTTAATATTATTACGTCACAGTCAACAATAATAGGCGAGGGCAGTCCAGAAGGTGTTGTACCTGCAATACAGACTGCGGAATACATGGATTTAATTGGCACTACTGGAAATATAAAATACATTAAGCGCGATGCCGATGACGGCTTAGGTGATACAACGAAAGGGTGGATTTTAGTTTGAGTGCAGCATTGAAAGTAATCGATGATATATGCGTAGGTAGTCGCACGTTAAACCGTGAAAGCCTACTTAAGTTTGAGGAGTTCGCAAAAGAACAGCCTCAACTTGAGATACCTGTTAAACATTATATTCATGGCGGCATGTATGGTCGTGAGATAACTATACCTAAAGACACAATTCTAACTGGTCAGATTTACAAGTTTAATCATTTTGATGTAATGATTAGCGGTGATATAACCGTATCAACTGACAATGGCGAAACAAAAAGATTTACCGGCTATAACTGCTTTATGGGTATGGCAGGTAAAAAGCGCGCAGGCTATGCACACGAAGATACAACTTGGATTACCTTTCACCCTTACACTGGCAAAAGTGGCGATGACATTCAAAAGTTTATCACTGCTGAAACCTTTGAAGAATTAGAATTGTTTAACGTTGTGATCAATCGCGCTGACTACCTAACATTTGTTAATAGTATCGGCATGAATCAAGCACAGATAGATGAACAAGTAAATAATAAAGATGACTTATCTAACCTTGATATTGATTGTGTTTATGTTGCAGATTCAAAGATAGAGGGTAAAGGCTTATTTTCTTATCGAAACTTTGAAGCCGGTGACACTGTCTGCTTAGCAAGAGAAAACGGTAAAAGAACAATTGCAGGTAGATACACTAATCACGCAATACAACCAAATGCAGAAATAGCATTCATTGACGGTGAATGGCAATTGAGAGCTTTAGCGCCAGTTTTTGTAGGTGAAGAGTTCACAATTAGTTATAGAGACGTTTTAAACAATAGATTAATAAAGGGTGACTTATGTCAGGAATAGCGACAGCAATGGTTGCATCTGCGGTGATAGGGGGCGTTGTTTCAAACAATGCAGCAAAGAAAGCATCTAAATCACAAGCAGCATCATCGCAACTAGCAAGCGATACAACAAGAGCGGCGGCAGCGCAAGGCCGAGAAGATGTTACTAAAAACATAGCGATAGCACAAGATACCGCAAACCGTGGCTTTCAAGGTGCGCTTGATGTATTTGGTCAGTCTTCACCGGCTCAACTGGATGTATTTCAACAAGGTAACTTAGGCGCTCAACAGGCTTTACTTGCAGGATTACCACAAATACAAAACGCTATCTTAGGTGGTAATGTAGACTTGAGTGGCTTGCAACCGTTTCAGGTTCAGCAACCAGACTTAGGCTTTTTACAGCAAACTCTTCCTCAGCTTACCCCGCAAAATACGGTAGGTTTTGCCCAGACAGGAAATCCTGCTGATATGAATAGTGGATTAGGATCATTCGATCCTAACAACCCTGTATTTAATAATGTTATGGGGCCGTTTCAAACGACACCATCCTTACAGCCAACCGTTCAGCAGAATATAGGCCCTAATCGTGGCTTTGGCGCAAACAACTTACAAGTGAGAAGATAATCATGGCAATAGCTCCAAACATGTTAGGTCAAGGCGCTCGCAATCAAGTTGGCGTATCGGCGATTCAACAGAATTTCCTACCGCAAGGCGTGCGACCAGGAGTACCATCTTTAGGTGGTGTTAATGCTCCGGTATCTCAAGCTCAAACGATGCAAGTGCAACCGCAACCACTACAGCAACCACCACAACCAGTACAGCAGCCTCAACAGCAGTTTGGTTTATCTGGTTCTGAATTAGCTTTATCACAAGGCTTTCAAGGTGCAGGCGCAGCAATAAACGCAGGCGCTCAGAATGCAGTGCAAACACTTGGTGGTGGGTTTGGCGTCCAAGCTCAACAAGTAGATCCGAATACTGGTCAGCCGCTATTTCAACAAGCGGCAGGTGGTGTTAATCAATTTACCGGTGCGGGTGTATCTGCTCAGCAACGACAAGCGGCACTATCTGGTGCTTTAGGCCCAGAGGCAGAGCAGCAAGCTTTTGCAGCCTTTAACGAATCACCAGGGCAAGCATTTTTACGTGAACAAGGTTTGCGACAAGTTACTAATGCAGCATCAGCAACGGGCGGTTTAGTTGGTGGTAATGTACTTAGTGAATTGCAGCGTCAAGGTCAAGGCTTAGCACAGCAAGATTTTCAAAACACATTTAACAGACTAGGTCAGTTATCTAGTCAAGGCTTGCAAGCAGCAGGTCAAGCGGGGCAGTTCTTAAGTCAAGCAGGTCAGCAGCAAGGACAGTTAGCTTCTCAAAATGCTCAACTAGGAACTCAAGCTAATCTAGCTAGTGCAGCAAATAGATTAAGCGCAGCAGGACAACAAGCAGGTTTCCAAAATCAACAAGGTGTTAATATTGGCAACTTATTCCAAAGCACAGGGCAGAATATAGCGCAAAATAGATTCCAAGCCGGTCGAGATATTGCTAGCCAAATAGGTCAAACAACGTCAGGATTAAGTAACCTTGCTAACCAAGCTGGTTCAGGTTTATCCGATTTAATCGGTAGTGGCGCGGGAAATATTGCTAACCTATTAAGCGGCTCAGGTCAGTTTAATGCACAGCAACAAGCGCAAATGGCTCAATTATTAGCTAATATATCTACAGGTACAGGAAGTCAACTTGCTGGAATAGCTACTAATCAAGGGGTGAACCAAGCTAACCTTGCATTGGCCCAAGGTCAGAATGCACAAAACTTAGTTGGCAATTTAGCTGGTGCGGCGGGTGTGTTTATAGGCAATCAACAACCATCATCAACAGCAGCACCGGTACAACAACAAACAACTTCGGCTTTAACGGGGATCGTATAAATGGCAGATTTCAACCCAATTAGAAATGTTAATGAAGGACTAGCGCTTGCTGGTAATATTCAACAGCGCCAGCAGCAGAATCAACTTAACTCCTTACAGCAAGGTATAGGCCAGCAGATTCAACAAGGCGGCTTTAGCCCTGAAGGAAGTTTAGACTTTCAACAGTTGGCTCTTTTAGATCCAGCGCGCGCACAAGTGACAGCAAATACTTTTAACCAGCTTAGTGATAAAAGAAGAAAAGCTTATTTTGAAGATATGCGTTCAGCTAGAAAGATGCTTGAAGCTGGTGACGGTGACGGGTTTTTAAACTTATTTTCTAATCGACTTGAGCAAGTAGAGCGTTTAAATGGCGATACTCAAGGCACTAGAATGATTCTTGATAAGTTTGCTGCCGGTGATATTCAAGGTATCGTATCAGGACTTAAGCGCGCAGAAGAGGCGGGTGTTGATCTTGGTATGCTTAGTGACACAAGAGGTGGCGGCCCTGTAAGTGTTCAATCATCAAAGATATTAGATGACGGTACCATTATCTCAGTATTAAAAGGCGGACAAAGACAAGTTACCTCTCCAACAGGTGAGATATTAACAGGTGAAGCAGCTAAAAACTCTGTAGCAACATCACGCGACCAAGCACATAAAAGAAAGATTGAACTTAAGAAACTTGACCAAACAATTAAACGCACGCAGCAAAAAGAAAGCTTACTTGATGATCAGCAAAAATCAATACAGCGCAGTAATATCCGTAGGCTAGGCGAACTATCAAGCACTTCAACAGGCCGAGACTCTGCTGTTAAAAAAGCAACCAAGTTTAAGTTGGCGCTAGAAAATGGTGAGGTTCACTCAGGAGCGGGCCGTAAAGGTTTATCATTTGTTCCTGGCGTGTTTACTTCTCAAGGTCAATTTGATGAAGAGTTTAACGCATTCGCAGAAGTTGCAGCAAGACAAACGCTTAAAGCATCTGGTGAAACAAGACCAACTGATGCCGATGTTCAAGGTATGAAGCAAGCTATGTTCGGTATAGGTCGCGATGAAACGGTAAACATTCAATTGCTAAACGATTTCATTACAGACCAGCACGCGCAAACAAACGAGTTAGATCAACTTATAAATGCGAGCAAAGGCGGTAGTTTAAGTAACTTTACATTTACCCCTACTAACAAGGCAATTAATGTCGGCGAGCTTTCTGATGAGGATTTATTCAACTAATGGCTACTACTCAAGAGAAATGGCAAGAGATTGCCAACAGAGGCTTGCAAGATAAGTTTGACCCTGCAACAAGGGCCAAGTTTGATGAGGCTGTAAACCGTGGCTTAATCACTATGCCTGGAGTTCAGCAGCCACAAGGCGGTATTGCATCAAATGTATCTGCCGGTAATCCTGACGTTCCTGGAGGCGGTCAAGTATCCATAGCAGCACCAACCGATAGAAGCCTTGGCGAAACACTGCAAGGCGTTGGTGAGGCAGCATTAACACTTGGTACTGGTGCAACTTCTGGTGCTTTAGGTTTTGGTGCTGGTACATTAACCGGTATTGTTGGCGAATTAACTGGCAGATTAAAACCAGGCGAAGGGCTTGAAGAGGCTCAGGCGTTAGCATCTAAGTTAACATTTGCGCCATCAAGTGAAGCCGGGCAAGAAATCGTTGGCGATATTGGTCAGGCTCTAGGCGCTTTACCTCCTGTCGGGTTGACTGGTGGAGTAACACCGAAGATAGCCGCACCTAACTTGCGATTACCTAAAAGCAGAAATAAAACACTTAACGTTCTTGGTGAAGCTGCACCCGATCAAGTTATAAAAAGCTTTGAAAAGAAGTTAGGCAATGACAGGTTTGAGCCTCGCGTCTTTAACATGGTTAAGTCAGCAAGAAAGCAAGGTTTTGATGACTCAGTAACTACTTTAGTTGCAAACGCTAGCGCTACAGATAGGCGCAAAATGGCGCAAATGGTTTCTATTGTTGAAAAGGGTAAGGGTGACGCTAGAGCTAAAGCATTAACAAGAACTGCTGACGTTGCCGGTGACGCCTTAATTAAAAAGATTGATTTTGTTAAAGGTAATAATCAGCAAGCAGGGCAGCAACTAAACAGAATAGCAAAAGGTTTAAAAGGTAAAGAGGTTGACGTTCAAGAGCCTATTAATAAATTCTTTAATGATATGGATGAGTTAGGCGTTACTTTCGATGACAAAGGAAAGCCAAGCTTTGAAGGCTCACAGATTGAAGGTGTAGCCCCTGCTGAAAGTTTAATTAATAAAATATCTTTACGCATAAAAAGAAAACCAAACCCTGACGCTTTAGAGGCTCATCAGTTTAAAAAGTTTATCGATGAAAATGTAAGCTTCGGTAAAACTGCCGAGGGATTAGGCGGCAAAACTGAGCGAGTGGCCAAGAGCTTAAGGAAAGGCGTAAACGATAGCATTAGTGCAAACTTTGATAATTATAGAGAAGCTAACAAACGATTCTCTGACACAATAACCGCGCTTGATAACTTGCAAGATGTTGCTGGTCGTAAGTTAGACTTTGCTGGGCCTAATGCCAATAAAGCGGCAGGTACATTATTAAGGTCGCAAACTAATAACACTAAAGCACGCGCCAATCTATTGACGGCTATCAAGGATTTAGAAGATACTGCTCAAAAGTATGGCGGTTCATTTGATGACGATATATTAAACCTATCAATATTCGCTGATGAGTTAGATGCTGTATTTGGTAGCGGCGCAAGAACATCATTAAGGGGTGAAGTTGGCAAGGCTGGTATTGATACTGCTATCGACGTATCTCAAATGACCATACCGGGTGCGTTAGCTGTTGGCGCAAAAGCAGGAGCTAAAAGGTTAAGAGGTATTAACGAAGCTAATCAGTTGAAGTCTATTAAAGATCTGTTAAAGCAGTAATTAATTATACGATGCAATTACACCGGCAACGATGCCAACAACGCACGAAACTACAATATAAAGTATAAATAGGGTAAGCATGATAAAATACCTATTAAATAAAATTAGTGTAGCACAACATAAGGATTTAAAATAATGGCTCGCTTTATCAATCCCGCTCCGGCCTTTAGACCGAACTCAAAACTGTTCTTTTTTGCTAGCGGCACCAATACGCAGTTAGTTACATATAAAGATCAATTTGAGACTACAGGTTTAGAAAACACGCATCCAGTATTAACGAATTCTGACGGCGTTGTCCCGAACATCTTTTTTAGTGGCTCAGCTAAGTTAGTCATACAAGATGAAAACTCAGTACAGTATGGTGAATTCGATCCTGTAGGTGGTCAAACAGAATTAGGTAACTTCTCGCCGTGGGATGCTGTTGTAACTTACGATGAAAACGATCTTGTTGAAGGCTCAGACGGTGAGTTTTACAAGTCTTTATCAAATGGTAACGCAGGTAACGACCCTACGCTAACACCTGAAGAATGGGAGCAAGTAAACTTTATAGGTGTATGGAATACCAATATTACTTATGCAGTTGGTAATGTGGTTCAATCGACTACCGGCAACTTGTGGAAAGCATTAACAGCAACAGCAGCTAATGACCCTGAAACTGATGACGGCACTAGCTGGCTACCGTCTATTGATGGTGCAAAGATTCCTGAAGTAATAGCGCTAGAAAATTTAAACTCTTGGGATATACCTGAAACGGCAGATTTTACAGGTGCAGCAGACGAGTCTAGACAGATTGACGCATCAGCAAACACTGTCGATGTAACACTACCCGTTTTAGTTCCTGGCGATTCGTTTATTTATCACAACTTGATAACATCAACTTTCAAGGTGCAAGTATTAAACCCTATCGAAACCATTAAAGGCAAGAAAGGCGATATTGCAGCAACCGTAAACATGGAATTATCACCAGGTGATTCGGTTCAGATGGTAGCTAAATCAGCCACAGTATTATCAATAGTAGGAGCGCAAGTTTAATGAGTAGATTGTTGAGTTCAATTACAGGTGGGAGGCTACCACCTAAAATGCCAAAGCTATTGGCAATACAAGGTAACGTAAAGTTAAAGACAAACGGCACCACAGTAGTATTATCTAACAACTCTGCTTTTTTTACAGAGATGGCATTAACTCGAGGCTCAAGGTCTGGGGCACAAGCTTCACTGATAAATAATACTAACCGACAAACTATAATTGATATAGTCTCAGGCGTATCAGGCACACTGACTCATGTTGTTGGGGCCACGTCACTGGGTGCGAATGATGTATCTATATTTGTAACGGCTTCAGGAGTAGAAACAGAATATAAATTTTACAACGTATCGACTGATAGACCGATACTCGGCGGGGCGTTAAAAATAAACCCCCAAATCGCATCCTCTACAGTTGGCACTAGCTTACTAGGTGCTGCCGATGACGGATGGCAAGACCCGAACGGTGAGGTTGGTTTGATATCAGAAGATCAATGTATATTCAACGGTATAGGAATTCCATTTACTGAAAGCCTAAAAGTTGAGATTCAATATTCAGCAGGCGTTACAATTAGTGGCGTACAACAATCAGCGGCGGTAACCTATGTTAGAGATTAAAGTATTAGAAGCGGGTGCAGATAGCGCCCCATTAGTAGTTCAGCGCCCACCAGTAAGCGGTGACTGGATTAACACGAAAGAGATTGTTGACGGCGTGGTAAAGTCTGAAATAATCAGCCAGTATTTTGAGCCAGAACCTGAACCAGAACTGTAAACAAAAAGCCCACTCAAAAGGAATAAGAGTGGGCACAACTAAACTAACCGTCGCTAGTCCTTGTTTTGCAATTCTTTCAGTTTACTCTACCTTGAAACATTGCAAGAGTTACACAAAGGCCGTAGATTATTAACATTGTTATTTTTTACGTTTTTATCTATATGGTCAACATGGCTATTATACACGTCATACCAACACCAATGACTCTTGCATATTTCGCACTTTGATATTGACTCACCAGAATCATTAAAAAGAACAAATCTATGCTCGTAAACATAACCTTTAGCTTTTTGCGCTAGCTGATGACTAGGCTCGTATATCATCTGGTACCCTTTAGGGTTCTCTAGCCTGTAACTTTTCGTATTAACAATGTCATAAGTTCCATTACGCATAAATCTAAAATAATGCTTTTGGCAAACATCTTTAGCCTTATACATAGATATCCTATCGCAACCAGTGACCTTACACATCTACAAGCTCCTTAATCTTCTTATTGAATTCCTTCCTCATTTCCTGTAACTCTTCACCAGTCCACTTTTTTACCGCAGTGTTTGATTCGCAATAGTCGATAATACCTTGGGCAGCTTCCCCGAAACGAACAAACAATCCTGAAGCATACCCTCTTGTCGTTTTGTTTCCTGCGATATTCCCGCTGAGCGCCATATTGCAATAGCGATTACATTGTAAATATGTATTTTTTTCATCATATCTTAGGTTTCCTTGGGCGCCTCTTGACTTAAAATGACCACAGCACCAGTCCATATTTTGCTTGCCGCATGATATACATTCAGGCTCAATACCATTGTCAGTAAACCACTTCTTTTCCTGCAGTACACGAAGCTTGTTAAATGACTTTTGTGTCAAATCATGCTGCAGCTTTGTATCGGACAATTTAAATTCTTTCTTTTTAACTGCGTGAACCTTATCGGCTTTTAACTCTCTTTCAGACTTTGCCCATTCAGCTAAGCACTTAGGTTTTAAGCATGCCTTTTGAAGAAAGTATTTAGCCTCGAATTTATCGCGGCACACCTTGCATCTCATATTTCAACGCCCTTTCTGTAGTATTTGTAATCATAAATAAACCAATCACAAAACTCTGGATTATCAAAATAAACAGAAAAGTCAACCTCTTTGCTCTCATAAGTAAATCCCTGTAAACCATAAAACCTATAAACCTTTCTTTTAATGATTACGGTATTTGTGATTTTCCTTCCTTTTTTATAATTATCGTAACCAATAGAAATAAAACTACCCAGCATAACCGTAACCACAGAAGCGATTAAAACCCAAAAATAATACATATAACACTCACCCCTTAATAAATATACTCAATTGAAAAACAAATACTACCAGCTATAAACAGTGCTATAACAATACCTCTGGCTAATAATCTTAACCAGAGTTTGGTGTTAGGTGTTATTGTCATGATACTTCCTTATAAATTGATTGACTGAAAGACCTGAATTACTTCCGCTTCTTAGCTTTATTAGATTATCCCTGCAACTATGGCAAACTTCGTATCCTCCACCTGAAACTAGCTGTGTAGTCTTTCTTGATGAGTAAAGTCCGCATTTACACCTTAACTGCCATCTTCCGCAACCCAAAAACCCAATAACAACTTGCTCACCTGAAATCATACCAACAAGGTTACTAAAGTTTGAGTGATCATGTGCGTTGTGCATTGATTTATTAGGTTTTTGAATTGCCCATGTTGATTCCGAAACACTCATAATTAACCCTTATAATCTAAATTTAAACCCATATTACCAAAATGATAAACTAAATCATCTCTGAGCCTCTTATGCATCGCAGTACTAAACAACCTTGTTACCGGTAGCTTTAACATTTCAACCATTTGCTGTTCGTAACTCAATTGAAAATAACCTTTAGCACGTAGTCCTTCACCAATTAACGGGCCCATATATTCATCAGCTAGCAGTATAGGTAATCCAAAGTTCAGCTTGATATAACAAGTGCACTCTGGAATAGTCATACCCAATTCGTCTGATATAGCAGGTATCCAACCCTGATAAGCTCTGTTAGCTGCCAGGCTACGTTTCTCGATTTTCTCAACTACCGTTAACGTGTAATCTTGACCAGGGTTAGCAGATACCACCTCTTTTATTTTATCAACTGCAACCCTTAATGTTGATAGCTTTAGTGTGTAATTATTAATCACCCTGTAAAAATCCAAGTAAGAAAGAAAACAGCCAGCAAAGCAAATATAAACAATCCTTTTGACATATCATCATGACCTCTAATCATTAGCTTGCTCCTTTTCATCTGCTCTACGTTTGCGCATCTTGCACGCGCTATTGAAATACATTGCTCGCTTGGTGCCGTGGAACTTTTTACCACAGCCGCAAGCACATTCTTTTTCGGTTATTGGCATAATGACCTACTTATTCAATCTGACGTCTTTAGCTCTATCTGTGTTAGCTACGTAATAAGGCTGACCCCATTCGCGCCCGTCCTTACCTATACATGAAAATCTATACCAAATCTTATATATGGAGTTTGGCGCACATTCTCCAATAATCCTACCCGCCCATGATGAGTCAACATCAAAGCCACCGTTAATCGTTTCTTGAATCCACTTGTGGTCAGTGTATCTTTTGCAAAACTCTAAAAATTCAATCCTAAGACGTAACACCGCATTTAAATCTTGCTGGATATACCCGTCGCCATTAGAAAACCCACAGTTATCAGGCCGATCTTCTAGCTCGCTTATGATTACATTGGCATGATTACAGTTGATTTCGTGAGTAATACACTTATTTTTATCGTTGAACTCTGAACCATCAAAGGCTTTGTACTTAGTTATAGCTTCCACAAATATCTCCATCTGATTAATTAACTACAGTGTTACTTAACTCGGTAACTAAGTCAAGCAATCAATCGCAAATAACTACTCCTAACCTTGCCAGTCGTAGGAACTCTCACACTAGCTAAATTACCGCGACACATAACCTTACTCGCCCGACTAACAGTATTCTTGCTAAGTCCTGCAATAGCACCTATCTCTTTAAACGTTAACCATATGCCGCCCTGTAACGCAGCAATAACCTTTAAGATAGTTTCCTTGCTAACTGGTAGCTGTGAGGCAATAGTGCCTCTCTTGCGCTTTACAGGCTTCTTCTTTACAGGATTAAGACTTGGGTATATTTTTGTTATCGATGCGAAATTTAACATTAGGCCACCAGTGTATAAAAGTGAGTAGATTTAGTGTTGCTGCCAACTCGTTTTTTAATAGAGGTTATCACCCCTAGAGATTCAAGCTTTCTTAACTTCTTTGCAGTGGCAGCATGAGAGCTACCAGAAAGCAATGTTACCTCTTTTGTGCATAGACATTTATCCTTGGTTAGAATCGCCGTAATGGTGGCAGTAAATAACTCACCTAACTCCTTACGGGTTAACCCTCGCTCGTCTATTGCAACACTCCCCGAAGTATAATCTTCAGTAGAACCTACCGGCTTAATTCTTCTTAGTGACGCCATCATATCTAGCATTATATCTCTCCAATTATTTATAAGGTTTTAAATTCTTCTTCTTGCGAATCAATGACCACTTACTAACAAGATCTTTAGCCTGTTTGATATTCTTAGGGTCATTAATAAGCCTTTCAATATCACCTTCATCTTTACACTTGTATGATATTAGTTGCTCAAGCGTTGCCTGTTCAAAATCAGTTAGTGGGAAATCAAAAGATGATTGCATGGCTATTACTCGCTTAAGGCTATTAAATGCTTTTCATCATAGGCATTAAGAGTGCCATCACTAAACTCAACATCTATAGCAAAACTACCAAACTCATCCTTGTCGTGAATTTCCATAATCACACCCGTTAAATGAATAGGGTTCGATTCGAAGTCAAAGTAGTCAGGCACGTTATTGGGGTTTATCCTTACCTTTTCGCCTACATCCATTATATCTCTCACTCTTTATTGTTTGTGTTAGTAGGGGGTTAGTTAATACCCAACGCTAATATATTTTTGTGGGTTTTTTATCATGTCCCTTAGTTTTCTTTTTATATTTATTGTGGCGCTGCATTTATCCATATCAGACTTTAATTCGTACCAGCTATACTCAGGTGACGCTTCAACTTCTGACCACTCAACTAATGTTATGTAAAATAACCTACCATCGATCAGCTTATCTAGCCTAGTACAGGTACTCCATGACATCGGCTCGTCCTCACCACCAGAGGTGCTAAGAAAGGTAGATTTAAGTAGCGGTTGATACGTCTTACTTCCATTGATCGCCTTGCATCCTTCAGCATAAACAAACCTTGATGCGTAAGCTGCCATCAAGTTAAGCCTTTCCATTTTCTTTAATACTTTCATAATATCTCTCTCTGTTAATGGGGTTATTTAGCTTTCATCTTATCGGCTAAAGTTTTCATGATATCGCCAACTGATTGTGTGCCAAGCTGAGCATGCTTCTCTTTATGATTATGTAAATCCTCTAATCCAGGTAACGAGCTAGGAAGCATATCAAGCGGTGTATTCTCATAAGTTGAGTACATGCTTATAAACTTCTTTTGCATCCATGTCATATCGCTAACAGGTGCCATACAAAACTCTTTCCAGCTAGTAAATGATTTCAAAGCCGCAATAGCTTGTTTATCATCTAACTCGAGATTTCCATAAGCGCCATGCTTGCGTAATTCATGCTGAATTTGTGCCCATGCTAACAGTGCTTTATCTTCAGTAGATAACTTACCCGTTTGTAAGTGGCGAATAATATCAGCAGCTTTAGGGAAGAACGTTCCATGCTTCGGGTCGAGTCGATGCGCCCTTGCACCAGCGTTAACATCTTCAATGCTAAATTCAATCAAGTCACTAAAGTACATTTTCAATAATTCAGTGCTAACTTTTTTATCGTAGTATTCACCAAGAGCATAAAACATCGTAGCGAACTCTTGCTTGTTTGAGTTATCCATTTATAAAATCCTCACATGCTGATAGGTTGCCGGAAGTTTTACCTTGTGCCTTTGATTGGCTGCCATTATTATTTTTAAGCCAGTTACGAACCGCTGCTTTCCAGCACTTCATTTTATTCTTGCCAACTTTCCAACCGTTTGACTCGTAGAAGTCGCAAAACTTTTCTGCTTGAGCGAACTGGTCTAGGCAACCCTTATCCCCCATGTACTCATCAACATCAAATTGCTTTGGCGGAGTAAACCGTTTAGCAGTTTCCTTTTTAACTACTGCAACCTGAGCAGCTGGCGCTTCTTCTACTTCACCGCAAAACTTTCTAATCATCTTCTCTAATAGAAAGCCTTTAGAACGTTCATGCTTTTCTGCATAGCCTCTTAATAGGTTGTGAGCCTCTAATGATACATCGGCTGTTAGTCGTGAATTTCTACTCATGTTCGTGTTTTCCTTGTGGTTAATATTTCTTGTACAAATAATATCATAATATGTTGCTATGTCAAATACTATTTGCTATTGTTTATCACACACTAACTAGGAGATAGAAAAATGGAATCATTTAAACAGGCTGATACTAATTTCGCCCACACAATAACGTCTAGCAATATATTGGTTTGCAGTGATACCGATAGGGTGGTAGGTGTTTTTTATCATGACTACGATATAGCGGCACTACTTGGTAATGATGTAGAGCGGAAGTCAAAGAGCAAAGTTAAGATAATTCAAATGTTAGCAGGTGAAGAAAATGCAAAGTATCAAGGCGTGTTATTAGGTCTTGGTGATGACGGTGTAATTTATGCAGCAGATGGTAACGGCTGGAATGTTTATGTGCCTTTAGTGTTTAACCCCATCAACGAGAGAGGATAAAGAAAATGAGCAGACAACCAGATGATCACGACCCAATGGAAGAGTTTATATTTTTAACTGAAAAAGACCTAGACATTGCATGTAAAGCATTAAAAGAAATACAGAAGCTTACATCAGTTAGAATGGATGAAGGTAGCACAATAGCTTGTCGAGCGCTTAAAGATATTAAATGGGGCGGTAAATAACATGAGTGAATTAAAAACCGTAGAAAATATGAATGAATTTTTACTTAGTGGCGATTACTTGCCGAACTTCCTGAAAGACTTTCACGATCAAAAGGATTTCTTCAAGTCACTGCATCACTTATACCAAGACAGCGAAGGTGCTGAGGATAAGCCTAGCTGGATAGAAGGTCATGTTTATACTATTGACTGGTTCTTATGGTTTATGGCTAGCAGAGGCTATACGCTTCAAAAGTGCAGAAGGAAAAACATACCATTTAAAGACTTGCCTAACTGGCGAGAAATACAATCAGCAGAAATTGACGCACTTGACAAGTTATTAAAATCTAAACTTGAAAGCAAGGAGGTTTAGCGTATAATAGAACAGGTAAACCGCAGTGTGAGAGCTGCTTATTGAAAACGGTAATAAACATTAAAGGTTATTTGTATAAGGTCTTAAGCGCGTAGGGTTATTACTCTCACACGTTTATTACCATCCTGAAATGTTTAGGGCTTTATACAATTAGCCTTTTTTTGTGTGTTGGTATTGAGGAAATAGACTCTTGTAGACATGTTCTGCAACAGCGGAGAGTTACCGCAGCCAACCACAACCCCTTTCAAAGCTTCTTATCTACTGCCAAGTTAATTGGTATCTTGTAAAAATCCCTAATACCTAGCTAAGGTTTCAAACAAGCAAATTTGCATTACTTAATATAAATTAACGTTTAGATACGCGGATAAACAACTGTTAGTCATGGTTATATGGTGTGGACTACCAACAAGGATTGTAAAAAGTTAGGTTGATACCAATTTATATTATTTAGCTCAATTTGAGTACATACAGATAGTTTAAGTTATTGAGGGTAGAGTTACCCATCCATGACAAACGTATCTAATGAACCTTATACTTTAAATTAAATGAATCACAGGAGTAATAACATGAATAAAAACTTAATAATTGATAACGAACATATAACAGCTTCAGTAAGCTTTGATGATGATTGCCAATTTGAATGGGAAGCTAAAAACCCAAACACTGACGAGGTAATCAGCAGTTTGATATTGGAGATTAAAGTGTTAAAAGCTATCTTGAATGGAAGATGTGGGCAAAAGCTTAAAATAAACAGACATCCAGAATTTTACAATTTAAATCCATAATTAAACACAGGGGTAATAGATATGAAAATACTATCGATACAAAAAACTGAGCCATGCTCTGGTTGTGGAGAACAAATGAAAGCTTGGACTGTAAAATGCCCACACTGCGGGCATCACAACGGCCATAATTTATAACTTACTAACAAGGATAGATAAACAAGGCCAGTTAACGCTGGTCTTTTTGTGTGCTACAATAAAACCATAACGCTTACCCGGCAGTTTCGTTATTACTCTCCCTGTTAAAACCCCGGCTAACCTCGGGGTTTTTTATTGACCGGTAATCTAATAGCTAACATTGAATTCTAGGCAAAATAAAACCCCAATTAAGGGGTCTTTTATCATTCAGTTACAATCGGTATAAGAGAGAGTAACCACTCGCCTATGTAGTTACCCAGTGCTTCCATTGTTAGCCCTTAGTTCATTTACCCTATCAGTCAATACGTCAAAGCACATGTCACCATCTGAAATGCTAAGTATAAGGCTAAGTGCATCGTCTATAGCATCAGCTTTAATGTTATTCATTACCTTGGTGCATTCAGGGCAATCCATTCCATCCATACAATTACCAACAAGGCCATGGCCATCGCACATTTGACAAACACGTTGACGATATCCGGCTAACTCCGCTTTAAGCTTTGCATTCTCTTTAGCTAAATCTAACTGCTGCTGTTCGTATGAGTTAGCCATTATGATTCCTTATGTGCTTCTATGATTGCAAGTAGTATTGCTTTGTTCATACTCATATCAACAACATCAACTTGAAATTCTCTATCGCTACCGTTCCATGACATTGCAGCTCTGGCGTTATCGCCAAAGTAATCAACATAAACCTTATACTTAACCATAAGCTGAAAACATAAAGCATCATCAGTTAATGGGTTGTAATATGTAGGTAACGGGTGGTCTTTAGATTCTGCGTATTCCTTCATAATATACAGATAGCAACCCCTATCAGTCACCCACCAATGACCCTCAATCTCTGCTATACGCTTACATATCGCTAAATCTTCCATTAGTGAATATCCTTACAGTGAGCAAAATCATCATTAAGTATTTCAGAGAGTAAAGCCTTATCCTTTAATTGGTCAACTTTTTGACGGGCAATGCCATGTGATGAATCCAATCCTTTATTTGGAAAGGTAAAAGCATCACCTTGGTTCTTAGCTTCACTATCAATTAATCTAGCTGTCATTAGTTCGGAGTTTTTATATTGTAATATGCTCATGTTATTTAACCTCTAGTAATTGAATGTTAGTGCAGTGAACGGGGTTGAAATAGTGGTTGTCAAACTGAAACTTACCAATAAACTTGTTATATCTCATTACTGCGTTGTTCATTCCGGATGAGCCGTTGTGATAATCAAACTGATAAGCCTTACCATCTATTAGCTCTATAGGTGGGGTTAGTGGCTTGAATTCTAAGTGTGACTTATTTTGGGAGTACTCAGTACCACCATGCACCCATACGACATTACTAGTACCAACAAAAGATATAACACCTTTGAAGTATTCCTCACTATATGCGGAATCACCAACCATGCACTCCATACCTACACTAGGTAATACACCTTCATCAGCCATAGCTTTGGTATAGGTAGGTGATGTAACTGGCTTCATATCATTATTAATAGCAGTATAGTTAGCCTTGTAATCATAGTAAGTTTCACTAGTGCCGTAGTTGGTTGCCATTTCATCTACTGTGGCGTTGAATTCTTCAAGTGTGCAAATAACTTTGAATCCATCATGAAAAAATGAAGCAACGTAATATCCGTTATTGTTACCGAAAAGACCCTTCTTATCGATTATGAACTCCATATTGTGAGGCTTAGTACCTTTAAACTGTATAACTGCACCTAATAATGTTTTCATTACATACCTACCGTTAATAAAAGTGAATCAATTGAACTTGCGAATATAAATAACCCTAAACAGATTAGAGCGTACATAGTGTGTTTGGTTGTTGCTTTCATTTATTTGCATTCCTTTTTATGTGTCTTACATATTAATTCAGCCATAACACCTTGTTTAGTGCATACAGGGTTACCTTCCTTTTTTCTAGCCTTTACTATCTCATCAAGATACTCGTTAATGTTTTTATGTAGCTTTACTTGTTTCATATTGTTACTCGTTAATTGATTTGATATTAGTTTACTTTAAAGGTTGACGTAGGTCAACTACTGATTTAGTATTAACCACATCAAAAACAAGTGGAGAGATATATGAATGATTTTAGAGCTAAAGGGCAAATAGAAAGCGACCTAGATAGCAAGTTAAAGGCTGTAGAGGTAATACAGAACTTTATCAATGGTCATAATATCAAGACTATTAAGGGTGTTAACTTAGTTATTGAGCAGTATAAAGAAGTATTAGAGGTCCAGGTAAAAGCATACAAGGGTGATGGTAATGAATAACCATAATTACCACGGCAACAAAGAGCCAGTCGAATGCTCCGAATGCAATACCTCAATGATTGAATCATGTGACGGTAACTTTTTAATCTGTGAAAATGTTCAGTGTGATAACGAAATAAAATTAAAGGGAGAGGGTGATGAGTAATGATGTGTTTAAGGTGCTTAATAATGTTGACGTTAAATCTTTAACTGCTAAAAAAGGCAAGTTTGATTACTTGTCATGGTCAAATGCGGTTCGTGAAGCAAGTAAGCTCTTTCCTGCTATGACTTGGGATATGACAAAGTGGGATAATCTTCCTTACTTAAAAACTGAAGTTGGTTATTTTGTTGAATGCTCGGTAACTATTGAGGGGTTAGTTAAAACTCAGATGATGCCAGTACTAGACTTTAAAAATCAAACTGCAACCTCTCCAAAGGCTAATGATATCAATAAAAGTCAAATGAGAGCGCTTACTAAGGCAATAGCATTGCATGGTCTAGGAATTGATTTGTGGGCTGGTGAGGATATAAACGGAGAGTATGAAGGTGATGGTAGTAAAAAGGTAGAGCTCACTATAACGGATAATCAGACAGGGGAATTATTAGCATTACTTTGTGATGATGATAATCGATATACAGAAAAAGGATTAAAAATATGCCGCGCATTTAAGTTTGAAAATATAGGTGAGATATTGATGAAAGACTTCGATCGAATTGTTGAGGTTGCTAAGTCATGATTATTATTGACCAAATAGAACAAGGCACAGATGATTGGTTTTTGGCTAAAGCTGGTGTTGTTAGTGCTAGTCGAGCCACTGAATTTTCAATGGAGTCAAAGCTTGCACCGATGCCTGATGCTACTTATGAAAAGGTAGGTAAGCTACACGTTTACCATTACGACTACGGTACTTTTGAGGGTACGAATAAATCAGAAGTTCAAAACGAAATACGTTCAATACTGCCGCGCGTTTATGGTGATATGCGACAAGGCTATATGGCTGAGTTAGTGGCACAAATAGCCACCGGTTTAGTACCTGAGCAAATGAGTTTCAAGCAGTGTGAGTGGGGTCATGAACACGAAGACCAAGCAAGAGCATTTTTTGAGCTTGAGAATGGCGTTGATGTAACTGTACCAGCGTTTATTTACCGTGATAAAGAAAAGCGCTTTGGTATTTCACCTGACGGGTTAATAACAGGCACTAAAATTGGGCTTGAATTAAAATGTCCGTTCACCAGTAAAGTATTTGTAGAGTTCGCTACATGCGACAAAATTAAAAAGGAGTATATCGAACAGTGTCAGTATTCTATGTGGGTGACGGGTTACGAGGGTTGGTATTTTGCCAACTATGACCCGCGCATAACAACAAAGAAATTGCACTGGGTATTGATTAATCGAGACCAAGCATTTATGGATAAATATGACGAAGCAGAAAAAAACTTCATTCGTGATATGGATTCAATGCTAGGTAAATTAGATTTAAAATTCGGCCAGCAATGGTCATAACAATTAACTACTAAATAGGAATAAATATCATGGGTAAAATTGCATTAAGTTTAAAAATCAACGTGTCACAAATCGACAAGGCGCGTTTATTTACAGGGCAAAAAGGTAAGTATTTAGATTGCACTATCTTTGTTGATATGGATCAGCTTGACCAGTACGGTAATAGCGGCATGATTACACAGGACGTTAGCAAGGAAGAAAAGCAGCAGGGCGTCAAAGGTAATATTCTTGGCAACGGTAAGGTATTCTGGGTTGAGAATGGGCAAGCACCACAAGCACAAAATCAAGGTGGATTCGTTCAGCAACAAGCGCCGCCACAACAACAGGCACCGCAA